GCTTTTTCTTCTGCATAGGTAGTAATTTCTCCATCTACCGCAGAAAATGCTTTTAAGACAGCAGATTTAATCTTTTCTGGATTAAACTCTTGTCTAGTACCATCTCTCTTGATAATAAAATATTTAGCCATTGTTTACCTCCTAATTATTTTTATATTTTAAGGCTGTAAATATATATAAAAATCTAAGATATTAAATTAATTGATATTGTCCTTAGCAACATTGCTTGCCCAAGTAATAATTGGCTCATATGGAGGATATGATGTACCAGAAGGATAACAAGGATAAGATTCAGGTATGCGAATTACTGCGGGAGGTTTTTCTTCCTTCCCACATAACTCCTTATATTTATTTATATACCAATCTGATTTTCTTAAATCCTCTTCGCCATTCTTATCTGCTGCTCTGTATCTATATTTCCAAGCATTTAATTTACAAAAAGTCATAGCTTCTTCAATTCCAAAAATTAAGACCATTTCATCTATACATTCCATACCATTTTCTCTATTATAATGTTTAGGGTGGTTTACTGCTTCACTCATTTTTTATTCTCCTTATTTAAATATTTTTGTTTAAAGTATCCATAAAAAGTTAGTTTGTTATTTTGTTTTTCCTTTAAATTATAAAATCTATGAGATAATTTAAAACAAATTGTATGATCATTTCCTTGTTTTTTTAATAACTCTTCATCAGAATAAATATTATTTATATTAGAACAAAAGGAATACATATTGGTTTGTTCTTGATTTAAATTATCAATCCAATCTTTAGAAAAACAATTATTTTGATATCCATAGAAAATAACACCGTCTTTTAGAAAGTAATGTTTTAAATAATTATAATGTTTCCAGTAATTACAGAGCATTTTATAAATATATCCTAACATATCATTATTAGGTTTAGAATACATTAAATTATAAGTAAAATTATTAAAGAAAAATTTTTTGTCATCAGAGATATATTTTTCTCTTATTGCCCAAAAATCTTTATTTATTATATCATCTAAAGAAAAATCTTCTATAAATAAATATGTTGCATCAATCCACATTCCACCATAACTATATAATAAAAATGCTCTAATTATATTAGATAATGCAGTAATATTATCTTTAATATTGACTTTTAAATAATTAGGTAGTTTTATATACTGATTTAAATTATTCTTTGTTAAAAAAATCAATTCAACTTTATCTTGCGGAAGGTGCTTCCGCATAGACTCAACGCATATTTTTACAAGCTCTGGTGCATTATCAAAACCTTGATACCACATAACCCAAATAGGCGTTTTTTCAAATTTTCCTTGATATGTTTTTTCAGGAATAATATCTTCTATTTCATATCGTTTAATTAATTGAATAACATCATTTTGCCATATAAGTAAATTTCTATAATTCATATTATTCTCTTTCTGCGGAGACCAAGGCTAGTTGGTAACTAGCCTAAATCCGCATCTTCTATATTGTCAAATAATCTAGCAGTTAAAACAGATCTGTCATAGGGACAATAATAAATTATATAATCAAATTTAATAAAATTTTTGTCTTTATCAAAATGAGAAACCATTCTTGTTTTACAATTATACAAGCAAATTTCTTGCTGACAAACTGGACAATATTTAAAATCTTTACTAGCTAACATGCTTCCTCCTCATACTCTTCTTCTATTGTTCCTTGAACAGTCATTCTTTCATGTTCAAGTTTTATATCACAGTCATCTACTTCAGTAATTTTGTATAACTGATGTGATTCTGTTGTTGCATATGTTTTTCCAACAAATTGATCATCTCGTCTATAACCAGTTATCATCAACATAGTTCCACGTTTAAACCAACTTTTTTCAACCACTTTTTTAGTGCCATCTGGCTGAATTTGACTAATCTGTTTTTTAAACATGCTATAAAATTCTCTAGTAAACTTCACAGTTACAACACCCGTAGTAGTTAATAAACTAATAGAAGATTTTGTATCATTTTTAGCAATTACAGTTCCCGCAATTCTGTATAATTTAAAAATTGGAATTTCAACATTTTTTCTTCTTATGTAATAATCAACTTCCGAAGGGATGAGCGAATTAAAATCTACAATTCCATATTTAAAGAAATCTACATTTTTTAATTCATGGTCTCCATGATAGAAACAAAGAGATTCCATTTCCCAATGTGATGGAGTTCCTTTAGCATATTTATCCCAATATTCTTTGAACAACAACATATTATACTGAGACAAAACTGTTTGTTGAGATTCTTTTAACCAATCACGAGCTGTATCCATATATCTTTGATAAATTTTATCCCAAACCTTTTGTTCAATACAAAAGACTCCATTAATAATTTGTACTAAATCAAGAACATCTGGTAAAAACTTTTCGAGAAAAGCAATACAGATTTGATCTAATTCAAAATATTGTCCAACTTTTTTGTTTGCTTTAAGATGTTTTGTAAAGTTAAATATTCTTATTTGCAACTCAAGTTCTTTTGGAACCATTCCCTTTTGAATCAAACCATTAAAGTTCTGTAAGTTAAGTTGCTTTTTTGGTTCGCAGATTTTAGAGATATAATAAACCATAATCTCTTTTCTATTCTGCAATTGAGTTTTTATTTCATCAAATGCTCCAGCTTTAATTAAATTAATCATAGCTGTTTTATTAAGGGGGCATCTTTGCATAAAATCTTTGATTCCAATATAAGGACGACCCGCCTTAATTTTTTCAATTATCTCTTTATTGATATTGCTTAATGCTTTCAAACCATATAGGATTCTATTGTTTTTTACATCTGGCTCAAAACCAAAATCTGAAGTATTGATGTTGGCTAATGATACATCAATTCCTTTGGAAGTAATATCACCAATAGCCTTAGCAATCTTTGCATAATCAGCATTCTTTTCTTTTATTTTACCTTTACGACCAGGCAAATCTTCAAAGGTGTAGTTCTCATAATCCTCTGGCTCATAGATATCCACGACTTCCTTTTCCGGATCTTCCAATGAACCACTATTCACTACAAGACACGCAGTATCCCAATAGATAGGATTCCATCTTGTTGCGAGATATGCGGTTTGATAGCCTATGTATGAGTATGCTAGAGCATGGATAATTGAGAATGAATATCCCATCTGCGGGCCGATACCACATTTCCATACATACTGACCAAGATTTGCGGATGCTGCTTGATCTAAAACTTTCTCCTTCAATTCTGGGATCTTCGACATCTGCTTTTTACCGACAATTTTTCTTGCGGCATTTGCTTCCGCAAGATTAAAATGACAGATTGCATCATCCATCAACATCTTCATCAGCTGTTCCTGACTAGGGGGAACTCCATAAGATGGTTTGAAGTATGGCTCTAAGGTCTTCATTTCAGCTTCGGTTAAACCAGCCCACTTCATTTCTTGATACCATAGGTTAATATCGTTCTTAAATCTGATATATTTCTCCATTGGAGTCTCGGCGCCTTTTTCTGCGGTCATCAATCTCATTAGACCATTTGCGTCCGATAACTCCAACATAGTTCCAGGTTTAATCTTCTTCGCAGCCTGACTTCCTACATCGCTATCAAACTGGAAGATGTTAAGAATATTTCCTTCCTGGATATTTTTCCATACTTCTTTATTTTTAATGTCAAGTACATCTGGATGAAGATACTTGTCATATACTTCTCTTAAAGTTAAATCTGACTCAATTTCTCCCGCTTCCTGTAAGAACTTGATACATTGAGTAATCTTATCCTGTACGTCAGTAAGCAAGAAATCATACTTCGTCATGCCTGCGGCTTCCGCCATGTGCAGATCATACTGGGTGATGACATCTCCACTCGGGGTCTTCATAAAACAACCGAACTCATATGGATCTTCATCAAATAAGATAACACCCGAAGCATGGCTGCCGCGAGAGCTTACCAATCCTTCAACACCCCTCATAATCTCAAGCAAACCAGGATACTGTGCAACTTCATTGATGAAGGTAGTTACTGGCTTTCTGTCTTTCTCCGGATCTCCATGAAGCACTTCATCAAGAGTCCAAAGGAAACCTCTTTCTTGCGGGATTAGGGATGAGAGATACTGAGCTACATCAACATCAATGCCATCTGGATAGTCTTCCGATCTATATCCGCGGCAAGCGGTTAAAATTGTTGACTTTGTTGATTCAGTTGAGAATGTTGCAATCAAAGTACAACCCAAATTCTTACGTGACAAATCATCTATGTCTGCCGCGAACTTCTTTCCTCTCTCTTCCTTGATCTTTTGTATGATCATAGGACGTTTACTAGGACATAGATCCAAATCAATATCACCAAGTTCTGTTCTTTCTTTGTTAAGGTATCTCCAGAATGGAAGATCCCACTTAATCGGATCAAGCTGGGTTACTCCTAACAGATAGTGGTTTAGACCTGAACATGACGAGCCTCGTCCCGCTCCAACCGTACTGCCGCATTCCCAGAATAAATTGATATAATGCTGAAGGGTGATAGGATAAGCGAACATATTTGTTCCCAATTTTTCTCCTATTGTTCTTTTAATATCAGCTTCTTCCTCAAGACGAGAAAAATATTGATCATTTGCTTTGTTTAACTCGGCTAACTTATTTACACACTCATTAACCCAATATCTTTCATATTTATCCTCTGATTTATACATATCATATAAGATAGGATATTTTTCTTTAGGATCATTTTCTTTAGCACCATAGTTACCCCAATAACTTCTATCATAATCCTTAACTTCCACCGAAGGAATAACTTGCGGATGCTCAAGGCTATACCATTCAATCTTATCATAAATCTTCATACTATTCTGACAAATTTGCTCATAACTATCCACAATAGATGGAGTTAAATTCTTAATAATATCTGCTTCATCTTGTAAGTAAGCATACTCATAGAATTGTGCGGTTTCTCTTTCTCCGCCCTTACTGTTCAGATATGCTTCATGCACATATCTATCTGCTTTTGTAAGATAGTGCGCATCAGAACCAAGTACCATCTTAACACCAAAAACCACAGACAATTCTGCAATCTTCTTGTTTACAATGATCTGTTCTCTTGATGCAGCAGGTGCTACTTCAAAATAGAAATCATCGCCAAATAATCCTTTGCACCATAAAACAAAGTTAATAATTCTTTGTTTATAGTTTAAACTTCCTTCTTGATCCCCGATTTGTCTAGCTTTCTCAAGTTCAAGAATACTAAAGCCAAGCTCACCACCAATACAAGCTGTGGTCGCAATAATATGACCGGGATCTCTACTAATTTCTTCTTGTAAATCTTTCTTTAAGGTTGGAACTCTCTCCAATCCTCTATCAAAATAAGAGTTCATCCAAGCACGAGAAGATAATCTTCTAAGTTGCTTATGACCAACTTTATCTTTAGCAATCAATATAAAATGGAAATACTTTTGACCCATTCCTGCTTCATCAACAAGATAAATCTCATTTCCTAAAGCAATCTTAAAGCCAGGATTCTTTTCTCTTATTTTCTTTGCATATTTATTGATCTCAATATGACCAGATAATGATTCATGGTCTGTGATAGCAACACCAGCTAAGCCGATATCAATAGCTCGATCAATAAGTTTCTCAGGTCTATTAATACTGTCAAAGTAAGCGAATATTGCTATAATGACTATGACTATGGCATTCAAATCTTTTCATTTAGCTAATTCTTCCCTCCTATCTTTACCGTATATTCTCAATAAAATAATCTGAGTTGGTATGTGTTTTTATTTTAAATTCTTCCCATTCTTTTTGTGTTAAATCTCTTTTTGATAAATTTTCAAAAACAGTTAATATTTGTAAATTATTTATTTTATTAGTGCCACCTTTAGATTTAGGAATAATATGATCCAAACTTGGTTTTGCCCAATCATAAAATGTATTATTCTCTTTTTGATGCTTTAACCAAAAATTATACACTTTATTAAAATTAATATTGGAATAGAAATATTCTATTGCTTGTTCATATTCTTTTATATCACAATATTGATAATAATTATCAGTTGAACCTGTCATCAATAATTTATGAATACATAAAAATTTTTCAAAATTATCAAATTTAGATATAAAATCTTCTGTAATATCTTGTCGAGAAGATGCTAAAAAAGCCCTTTCTTTTCTTCCACAACCACAAGTTGTTTGAATATAGTTTCCATTTGGTGTTAGATAAGAAAATCTCACTTGTATTAAATCAGGTCTATTGCACTTTAAGCATTTACAATACATTAATGTTCCAAGATAATTTGATTCTTTTCTTTCTTTTTTAGGAACTATTCCTTGAATTAACAAATATCCACATTGTTTACCAATATAATTTTCTGGTTTTTCTTTATATGCTTTAATTTTTTTTGCATAATCAGGATTTAAAATTTGTTGTTTAAAACTTTCTAAATCATAATTATATAATTCTCCGCCTTTTCGCTGCGGTTCTGGAATTAATTCAGATTTAATTCTACCTTCTTTTCTCCATTTAGATAATGTACTTTTGGGAAAATCTTTTTGATAATATTGTTTATAAACAATATTTAATTCTTGATAGTTTGCCATAATTACACTCCCTTATATTTATTTAGACTTTTAGTCTCTATAAATATATAATTATGTTAATATGAACCTTAATTTGATATGACCAAATTAAGAGAGTTAAAAAACTCTCTTATTTTTATATAATAATTATATCATATTTTTTATTAAAAGTCAATAAATTGGATATTCTAATTCTTTACAATTAAAAAATTCTTGCAATGCCGCCCGTTCACTACATAAATTGGTTGGAGCTTCATAGACTATTAAAACAATAGTATCAGCATTAAATTTATTTAAATAATATTCAAATGCTTTTAATGTTTTTTCTTTATCAACAAGAGAAAATAACAAGTTTCTATATTCTATCATTGTAGGACATATGCAGGCGTCGCTTCGTTCTTTACAAGGACAAGTATGTGTTCCATATTTCTGGACTATAAGCGGTTCATACCGAAGCCCGCATACTATTCCTCTTTTATCTATGTAATATTTTTCATTTATTGGAGGTCTGTACCATGCCGGATCAGAAATCGCCGTGGATACAGGTACCATATTAGGAGTAAAGTTCCGGATCTGATAAAAATAACTGGTTTTAATCTTCATTAGAATTATCTCCAAACTCATTTAAAAGATTTATAAAAGCTAGTTCATCATATCTTTGATCTAAATCTTCTGACTCAGAAGGAGCTACTTCATCTAAATACCCAATTAATGAGTCAAAATACCATGGCCAATTGTCTACACCTCCTGTTAAAAGAGCGGTAAATTCAGCCTCTTCTCTAAGTAGGTCTATTAGCCTTTCTTCAGATATTTGATATATTTTCATTAATGAATCCCCCCCATTCCATGATTTGATATGCTTCCTCATGAGAAAGACAGCCAACAGATGCTGCTGTCTACAAGTGTTTTAGTAAAAGTATCATCCTCTACTAATTCATCAGCAAGATCTATAATTATATCTTTTATATTTTCAATATCTTCTAACTTAGTAGCTGTTTGGATTTCTTCATCCTGAGGAAAATCATTTTTTAAGTAATCTAAAAGAATTTCTTCATCTATATCAATTTTTTCAACTTTTCGTGTTGTTACAAAAAATTCCATATTTATCTCCTTAACAAGTTATTTTAGGTGTTCCTAAAATACAATGGCATATTCCATTTCCACCATTATTAGGATTATTAGAACAAGTTGCACATGGGTCTACCCATTCTATTGGCATAAGATGTTCTAGCATATTTTTTTGATTTTCAATTATCTGTTTTATTTCATCTGGTTTTATTTTCCATTGTTTTCTTTCAATAGCTTGATCAATCGTTATTCTATGATAATTTTCAATTTGACTAAGTAATCCACCTTTAATACTAGCTCCAAGGTTAAATACTCTAAAATGATAAATGTTTGAAGCTAAATTAACATGATTATGTCTAAATGTATGTCCATGATCGTGACCATGGATATTCATACACCAATCTTCTAATCCTTCAATTGGTTCATGACTAAGTAATATTCTATCTGCGATAAATAATGGACCAGTATATACTTCATTAAAATGATTAGCTACTTTACTTAATACATCATGATTCCCAGTAATAAGAACTTTATAACATTTTAATTCGTCAAAATAATTTGGATTGCCTACATCTCCAAGGTGAATAAGAGTATCCCCTTTCCGCACATCCTGTTTTATTATTTCCATATGCTTTTGTGGAGTAATCCAGTTTGGATCCATAAGTTTACAATCTGAATCATCAAAGTGAGTATCAGAAATTATATAAACTGAACCTGCTACACTCCATTTTTGAAATATTGGGTATAATGAGTTAATCATTTTTTTTCTACTCCTATATGGCAATAATAGCCAGTTCCAGGATAAGGACCGTCCCCTTTATCATAGCCAGCGCTTTCAATGCAAACTTTATCTTCTTGAACTTGAAAATATTCAGCAAGAATTTTTTTAATATCATGACTATTTAATTCAATAATTGTTTTCATATTAAAATGTTCCTTTCAACTCCGTTTCCATGTTTTCAAATTCATTTTTTAAATCTTCTAAAGCCATATCTTCATAACTTACATCTTGATTATCTGTATAAAGATCTTTAGCTTCCCAATACCCAGACCAGTTATCTACTCCAGCACATTCTAAAGCATTTAATTGATTTTCTTTTTCTAATAATTCTAATAATCTTTTTTCATTTATAATATAATATTTCATAGTTACCTCATTATAACAAGCTTGTCTGACGCGCGAGTGGCAGCTGTATAGAGCCATCGAGCGTGTTCTAGCTTATCAAAAGGGAAATTCTCTTCAATAACAAGAACTTTGTCCCACTCAGAACCTTGAGCTGCATGACAAGTCAAGGCATATCCATAAGTAGCTTGTTTAGGAAGAATATCTCCAATCTTATTCTTTAACTGACCAATCTTGTATGCCACCCTCCAATCGACACAAGGTTCCTCCGTAAGTAAGAAGTCCTTATCAATATCGAGGCTCTCAAAGGTCTCGCCTCCGTCTGGAGTAAAATTAGCTATAATAGTCGGAAGATCTCGTCTATTATTCTTAATGTAGGCGGGTATCCGCACAAAACTTTCAAATGGATTATCTACTTTGCCAACTGTTCCATTTACAAGTACATCACCTTCATCATTAAATAAATCCCAATAGTTGCGCTTAATGATAATTTTCTCACCTGTCTGAAGCACACCATTAAAACCAAGCAGCTGCCGCATTTGATTATTGATGTTATGTCTAGTTATATTTTTTGCACAAATGATTTGATCTGCCCACAAAAGATGACCAGTAACTAAATCTTTTTTAGGAATTACATATACTTCTTCTCCCTTTATATATTCAATGGGCTTACCTTCTCTAATTTGCATTGTTAATCTAATTATTTCTGACTCTTGTGCCTGACGCATAATTTCATCAAGAAAGATATGAGGCTTCTCAAGCAGATCATGTGTTTCATTTTTATCAATTTGCGGGAGCTGGAATGGGTCCCCGAGGAACAAGATATATACCTTAAAGGACATAAGTAGATCAATCATAGACTTAGGTACCATAGACACCTCATCTACCACGATAATGGTATAGTCAAGTTTCTTTTTAGGTACTCTAATAAAGCCTCCGCCAGGTCTGGGGAAACTATCATAAAGCAACCTATGAAGTGTCATAGCATTTTTATTTCCTTTTTTCTTTAGCACATCTGCCGCCTTACCAGTAAAAGCTGCATATGCCACTTTATCCTCATCTACATCAAGAGCCTGGATAATATATTGCACTAGGGTAGTCTTACCTGCACCTGCATATCCGCTGATAACAGTGTAGCGTTCTTTGTTTTTGTGACGCTCTAATGCAATTTTCAATCCTTCCTCTTGTTTAGCTGTTAATTCCATTTTTCATTCCTTTCAATTTCTAATAAAGAGCACCAACCTTCAAGATCTTCTTCTTTCCAAGCAGCATATTCTTCTCCACCAGCTTCTTCGTACATAGAACAACCCTCTACATAATCTACAACTCTTTTCACCACATAATATTTAACAGGATCGCTCTTCTTTATCTTTATTAAAATTTGTTCTCCTATTGCTGGTTTTAGATTTTCAAATTTATGAAAAAATATCATATGATTACTCCTCTCTTTATTTTTCTTATATAAATATTATAATATATTTTTTTACAAAAATCAAATAAGGGAGATTTTAATCTCCCTTAAAACCATTCAAAACTCTTACAATAAAGTGAGCATAGCGGCAAAATTTTTTAACTAATAATTCTTCAGAATTCATAAGCACATTTCCCCACTATTTCATAATCCTCTAATAATAACTGTGGATATTTATTTCCATTCCAATCATTAATTTGACATTTGCATACAGCATTTATAGCTACATATCCATTTTCTGAATACAATTTATTAAATTCTTCATCAGGAGTTCTAAATTTAATTAAAGAAACACCATTTGGTAATATAATTTTCATAGTATTAGATGCCATCATAACTAAATTATCTTTTGTAATCTTGATATCTTCAATAGCAACGATAGCTTCATTCATGTCTTTCCCATAATATGGGGCCATTTCTGCAATATCTATAATAGCTTGACTGTCAACTTTATTTTGTGACCAAATATAGTCTACATAATAAACAGGTTCAGATGCCATATCTTTTAATGCTTCATCTGTCTTTTTAATAAAAGCATCAATATTTTCTTTACGGATGCCTAGACCAAAGGCGCCTTGGTGTCCGACTGTATACTCGCATACCCCGGTTTCCGCACATATATCTTTAAACTCTGTTACTCCCACTTTGTCGCATCCACGCGCAGAACCTTCATAAGTAATATATTTCTCATCTTTTGAATGCACGATAGGGAAAATTGCTTTAGATGAATATTCTACTTCTCCGCCTTGATATTCATATTCTCGTTTTGTTAAAATACAACAAGGTCTTTGATACCTAGCCATAAGTTTATTCGCAATTAAACCTCTAATTTCAGGCTGAATCTGACCAGGTTCCATAAGAAATAGCAATACTTTATGATCCATCATATTATTATCTTTAATAAGATGTTCAACTAATGCAAGACTAACTTCCTCTGCTCTACTCTGTCTCTTCTTAACATTAGTACAAGTACGAGTAGCTTGATCTACAACTCTCTCCGTCTCCCCAAGTTTATGTCCTTGCTTGGTGGAGGGTACTACATTAAAAGCATCAAGCTTCAACATAGACCTAAAAATAAGCTCCTTTTCCTCTTGAGTACCAGATCTAGTTATTGCATTAACAAAAGGTACAATATAAAAGGTAACGCCCCAAGAAGTAGGATTATCACCAAGTTTAAACTTGCTCTTTTGCCACATTTCATACATAAATGGATTGCGGATATTCTCAGGTTTAAGTCCCTTTGAAATAAGGTATCTAGTTTCAAATGAACGAAGGCTCATCATATCTCCCGTAAGACCCAATGCCACCAAATCAAGATATTTGTCTGCATAATTAAGACCATGTTGTTTATCCATAAAACGACAAAATTGATATACTACTCCAACACCCGACAGTTCTTTATTTGGATAATTTCTAATTTGGCTATTGATAAGTATACATCTGCCATTGTAAGCACAATTATATATATTAGCTTTTTCATTATCACCTTCAACTTCATGGTGATCAAGAATAATAATATTCATACCACTTTCAACCAATTCTGTTAAAAATTGAATATCATTACTTCCAGCATCCGGAATAATTAATAAATCTGGAGAAATATCTTTCACCCATTCCATTGCATCTGAAAGACCATGCTGCTTACTATCATGGTGGAACCAAGAAATATTACTTTTAATATAATTTGGATCATTAACATAATCAGCAATATAATTAATCATGGTCGCGGCACTAGTATATCCATCGCAGTCACAGTCTACTAATACAGCAATACTTCCTCGTTTTTCACAAGTTTTATTTAATACTTCGGCTGCTTTATACATTTCATCAACACCGAGAGCCTCCGGAGGGTTTACATCATTTTCAGTTAAATTCATATAATGAGTTAATTCATATGCCTCAAGCCCGCGATTAATAAGAACTTGTTGTTTTGCATTTAAATTATTATTAACAGGTGCTATTAATTTGTATTTCATTTAATTTTTTCTCCAATTCTTCTATATAATCATAAACTATACTTAACTGTTCATTATATTTGCTATAACAATCAAAATCAAAAAGATAATCTAAAGCTTCTTCCACTTTTTCATCACGCATATAAATTTATCCTCCTTTTATATAATTCCATAAAAATTTCTTTATTTTTATCTATGGGGCTATCTTTATATCCTAATAAATTATCTTTATCAAACATATAAGAAATATTTACATATTGCCCATATTTTTTATGTATAGAAGTTAAATTCTTTGTTAATTTTTCAAATTCTTTATCACCAAGTTCTTTAAACTGTTTATCAAGGCATATAATAATTTCTTCTGCACCTTGATTAATCAATAGCCAAGCTTGATATGCAATAAATGAACTTCCGCAAACTGCCACAGACATATCATTCTCTTGTCCAAAATAAGATGCAAATTTTAAGCAACTTTTTTCACCTTCAAATACGAATGCTCTCTTATTTCTTTTTATAATATCTTTACTCATATTTAAATTATATAAATTAAAAGAAAGTGGATGGTTATATAATTGCTTACCAATTTTAGCTGGACGATATTTGCCAAATACTTCATTTTCTTTTATTAAAGTTCTTTCTCTGATTCCTACTAATCTATTGTTTATATCATAATGAGGAATAACAATGCCTTGATTTTTTGGATCATAACAAATTCCGTGAGAGTCCATAACTTCCTGTGAAATATCCTCATTTAACCAGGGCTGAATTTTTGGATGCGGGAGGTTATTTAAAACAGTAGAAGGATATTCTTTTAATTCTACTTCTTGAGTAGTTATATTAATATTATTTATTCTTTCATATTCATTAAATAAAATTAAATCTTTTGCGGTAGATGCTTCATCTTGAAATCCATTTTGTTTTTCATTTGGTTGAAAACCAAATTTTTGTGCTATATAATCAATAGCTTCAGGAAGATTCCAGTCTGAATCCTCCCTTGCTTTTGGCTGTTCTCTACTAAGCACCTTCCGCGTTAATTCAAATATATCAAAAGTTTCACTACAATCTGTATAGCATTTAAATAGATGAGTATTAGGATAATAATATAACTTATGCGAATTTCCACAATGACATATGGTGCGGGAAACAATTATTCCCCCTCTTTGTTCTGGTTCACCATGAAATTCAGTTAACACCTCTTCAATTTGTTCAGATGATAAACTCTCTTTAATTAAGTTCTTGTCATAAGTATATTCCATTTATTCACCACCTTAAAATGCGGATTGATCTTCCACTTTAATCTTTAAGTCTTCCATTTCTACTAATTCATAATTCCATTTAGTAACGAATACAGGATTAAATCTACAAATACCTCTATCCGCAGACACCCAAAGATAAATTCCTTTCCATCTTCCGCGTCTATTCTTATATACAGAAATCTTAATGTTTGGCATTTCAATTCCATATTTTACCAATAGAGGTTGTAGCGCTTCTTTATCTTTGGCTGTTGTTTCTAGCATAATCATACCGACATCAATCTTATCTGCGATAGACTTCGCACCTCTTAATAGGTTCTGGTCTGGAGTTTCTGATTCTACATAATCACTATTTAACTGTGTTGCAGAAAGAATAAACACACCATACTGATTGCATAAATCTTTCAATCTAATTGAGATCATAAACAAGATATTATCTTCTCTTAGGCGGACTCCGCCAGACCGCTTGGTTATCTCTTCCAAAATCTTCATTGATGTATGAATATAATCAAGAAAAATATATTTTACACCATTTTCTCTTATATTTCTAACAATATTGTTTTCAATATCTTTTAATGAAAAATCGGGTAAAGATTTAAAATAAATAGGACTGTTCTTAATAATTTGTGCAGCCTTTTGAACTCTTTCAAGTTCGCCTGCAAAATATTGTCCATTTAAAATATGATCTTCATCTACACCAGAAACAAAAGCCAACATCATAGTCTGAATTTCTCCAAGATCTTGTTCTGTTGCAATATATAATACTGGCTCTGACTTTCCTATACTGATCCATTTTTTTTCATTAGTATCATACATTTGAAAACAACCAATATAACATACATCCGCGGCAATGGCTCTAGATTTTCCTACACCGGTCGCCGCAGACCGCAAATAGAACTTTTTTAATCTTGCTCCCCTTACAACAGTATTTACAAACGAGCCATAGAGAGGATATCCTATTTCTGGAGTTTCAATAAATCCATTGATTAATTCATCAATACCTAATCCAGCTTGTTCGCATCCTTCAATTTCATTATCTGCATATTGAGACTTGATAATATTTATTTTATCAAGAATAGTATTTGCAATATCTACTAAAGAATGACTATCTATCCATTCTTCTTGCTCTTGTTTCTTTTTTACATCAAATAAATTATCAGGATCATACAGCCAGCTTAAATCCATACCAGCTTTTTCTTGAAATCCTCTAAATAAAGTCATTTTTTTCATTTTATTATAATAAACATCAAAACTAGCAATACTTGCATTTTCTGCACTTTTTAACAAATATTCCATTCCTTTGTTGGTATCAAAGATAGCCTTCTTTCGTGGTCTTGCTTCAAAATAATCATTGATTGCATTTAAAGTAAATTCTTTTGCACCAAGTTTATGCAAATTTATAAGGGGTTCTACTGCAATTTGATGAAATTCATCTACAAAATCATCTTCAATAAAAAAATATTTATCTTCAGCGTCTAATAATGCAGGATTATTAAAAATGTTTCCAATAACATTTGTTATTGCACTAATATCAATATATTTGCTACTCATGTTTCATCTTCTCCATCTTGATTAAAAAATTTTTCTTTCTTTTTAACTTCTGGCGGTTTTATAGTTATTTCTCTAACCTTAGAAGTTATTTGCTGAAAGTCTTTCTCTTCATTCCGACTTTGAGCAACAAATAATGAATAATAATAATTATAAGCATCTTGATAAGCATAAGGAATAATACCAACACCTTTGGATAGTTCTACATGATTTCCTTTTATTTCATAGAACCAAACCAAAGACTTTAGCATCCCACTATAAGTATATGCATATTCTTTTTTATATTGCTGAATTTGTTTCATAACAAGAGGCCATCTAACATTATTAGCTCCATATAAATGTTCTATATAAGCTTTTAATTTTTTTAAGTCTTCATCTTCTGTGGAAGCCTCTTTCTTTTTAGGCGGCGGAAGTGGCACTAATTCCCCATCAGGCTTGCACGTTTGATGTGCATATCGACGAGCCCCAGCTTTAACGGCCTGCACTATATCTCTATTAAAAACTTCTCCACAAACAGAACATTTTACTAAATGAGCCATTATACTTTATCTCCTTCATAACGCCATATATAACCTCCAGAAGTTTTTCTTTTACCCTTACCTTTTTCTTTACAAATTTCTCCAATACAATTTCCATTTGCACCAGTTTCTCTGGCAGCCTCAGATATAGAATTAAAAGTTTTTATAAAAACTCCTTCTTTTGTATATTGGCAAACTTTAATTAAATGTTTTCCTTGCTCACAAGTTCCTGTATGGCATTTTCTCTTATATGGTTCTTTTTTATCTTGGTATTCATAACTCCATATAAATTCTTTAGTTCTACCATTAGTTTTAGCAGCTCTAGAAATATTACTATTATCAATTTTTGTATCTCTTTCTGCATCACTTAAACTATCGTATTCTTTTATAAAATTACCATCTAAATCATAACAATAAATTTTTTTCTTAGTAACGGATATTGCTTGTAAATTATTTCCATCACCACCAGGATTTTGATTATAACCATCTAAATATGAATTATAATATTTTATCCAATAAGGTTCTTTATCATAAAGTTCTTCTTCTTTACATTCTTCTAATATTTCAAAAGAAAAATTATTTACTCCATAATTAAAAAAATCTTTATATAATTGTTTACTTCCCCTACCATTCAAATGTTCTTTCCATCTTTGCTCAATATGGATACTTACTCCTATATAACTTTTATTAGTAAGTAAATTTGTTATTTTATAAACACCACAACTCATTATATCAAACCTCCTTTGTTTTTCTATATAAATGTAAAAAATGATTTGATATAAGTTTAAAAAATTGTCCTTATTCTATCAAAAAAGTTAGTACATTTTATTTTCATATATAAATATTATAACATATTTTTTAATAAAAGTAAAGCAGAAGAATATTATTCTTCTGCTGCTGCTTTATTTATATAAAAATTATTCCTTCTCCGCCACGCAAACAAGCGGATGGTGCTATACATTCTTTTATTAAAAGTTCATACTCTTTTGTATTAAAACAACCATCAACATAAATAGTATGATAGCGTTTTCCGCAAGTAGGGAAAAATTCTTTTAAATCTCCAATAAAAATATCTATTATAGTATTGCTTCCCGCAAGAGTTTGACGAGATACTTTTTCACCTTGAATATAATAACATATTAATTTTTTCATTTCTTTTTTACAAGCTCTCTTAGATCATCTACAATAAGACTTAACTGCTCTACCTGCGCTCTTGTGCATTGAGAAACTTTCTTTCCTGCACCAAGATATCTGGTTGCAATCTCAGAAATACGAGGCGCCCAATAATCTTGAAATGTTTTGCCTTCTTCTGTTTCTCCACTCATATCACTAGAGCCTGGAATATTTGCTATAATAGTAGTAAACTCTGCCATTAATTCATCAAAATCAAGTTTAGATGTTGTATCAATATGAACATTTTCTCTTTGAGTAGTAAATAAAGAAGCATCTTCTTCTGCCATTTGTTTATCAATAGCTTCGCCAATAGCATTAACTAAGTTGTTATAACTTAAATCAATAAAATCTGGTGTATATTTAAATCGAGAACCAGCTTCAAATCGAGAAGTTCCTCTCATAAAACCAACAATTTTCTCTTTTCCACTATCTCCATCCGGTACGGAGCGAGTATACATAATAATATCGCACATTCTTGCAAGAACATTATTTGCTCTTTTATCAAGAGTAGGAACAATTTTATTAAATTCTGTTCCATTTTCACTCTTAAAGGTTTTATCAGTTTCATGTGAAATAACAACTAAACCATATCCAAGCTGAACAATTTGACGAAGACACTCATCAAATTCTTTTTCAACTAAACCATATCCTTTACCATAAGGAATATCACCTACCGCATCAACTCCATTATTACTGCATATATATTTAACACAATAATCATAAGCAATATCTGCAGTATCTACAATCCTTCATACCCTCAGTTTCCCGATATTTATTATGGGAGTAGACTATATCATCACCCATTCCTATGGGGCCCAGTACTTCGATTTAAGGGATTCTCACCCACTTCTGAAAAGAAGCCCTACTCCTATAGTGGAAATTTCATCCACAAAATGGATAGTCGTTGAACCTTCCTCTGTTCGAGGCTCGGCTGCTGATTGCCCAATCTATATAATTTTCAAACCTTCACGCTTGATTATTTTTCATATCTACGTTGTGGTTTATATAGCTCTAAGGGTTTCCCAGCAATTCTCTGGGTTTGCTTAATTAATTACTTAATTAAGGGTCTTATAAATACTATATTTTCTATCTAATCTATTATTATCATTACTATTTTCATAAATTTTATCAAGAAAAACTTTTGCTTTTTTATTTCCTGTTACTTGAACATGAAATGTATATCTATCTTGAGTAATTTTATTTTCTATACCAAGAATTTTTTTAAATTGCTCAACACATTCTTGATTACCACTACAAAATTCTAAACTAATTTGTTGATGATTATTTATTCTTATACAACCATCTCCATCAATCAAACCTCTTATAAAATCCATCATATATTTATCAGGAATTTTATCTTCAGGAATAACATATGTTTTACTTTTATTTTGATAAATATTATATTCTTTTAAATAATTTATTAATTCATAAGAATTAATTTGTGTTTTAACGCAAGATACATTTAAATTATTAATTCTTTCTTTTATAGGATTTATATTTTCAAAAAATAGATTAAATTTTTCAAGATGTTTTTTATCAATATCTTTCAATTCAATAGATAGTGTATTATCTACAACAGCACCATCTGCTCCTAAAAAACCTAACCAATAATATTTATCATGACTATCTTGTTTAAATTTATCAAAATTAAAAGTATATAAACGAGCTTTCTTTTTTGCTCTAAAACCTTCTTTATAATCTAAATGTCTATAAAAATAACTCTTAGAGAGATTATTTTCTTGTAATATTGTAGTGATTGTTTTATCAGTATTATGATAATCATATAAAGCTTTATCTAATGAACCCATCAATCAAAAGCTCCTTTCGTATTTATTTTTTAAACCGTCTCAAATGCAGCTTTTGCTTTGTCGTCTTTAAGCTGACGAAGTACCTGTCTAAATTCAGACCATGAATTAATTGGTTGAGCCATTGCGCCAGGGATTGCAGAATAACCTTTCTCAAAAGCTAAAAGAAAGTGCTTAGGAAATTTTACTGCGGTTGTTGTCTTACCAGTTTTCCATCCACCATACATAAATACACTATAACCATGCATATCTCGACTTACTTGATGCGGCTGTATACTAAAAATATCTATATTTCCCATAGGTATATCTCCTTACTAATTTTGTAATTAAAAAATTCTAAACCACTTTTCGTTTTTGGATGGCGATTGATTGCGCTCCA